TAGGCTCGGAGCTCTAAATAAAATGCCGCTTGGCTTGTCGCGTCACCTTGATTCTTCAAGGTTGTGCGGATTGTTTGGGCGAGCTCTCCATAAGTGGCAATTGAAGCCACATCGCTGTCGCTGACTTCCGAATTGCCGCTTGCCGTATATTGCAGCGTGATGCTGTTGCGCACATCGCCCGATCGCTTTTTAGTCGTGATATTGCCAGCAAGCGCGTGTTTGGCATCGAGATCGACATAACCGTTGGCTGAGAAGTATTCTGTGCGATGCGTGCTGTCAGCGTAATTGATTAAGCCGTTTGGGCTTTCGTATAAGTATCCAAGACCCGATTTAGCTAGGGCTGCCACGATCGAATAAACATCGGCATCGACGCTGTTTTGACCGTCAAGCGTGTAATCGCCCACATCAATTTCGCCAAGACCGCTGTTTTCGGCATCTTCCCACATGACCGTCGGATCATAAGCCGACCAAATTTCACCAGCTGGAACAGAATTCCAATTGGCAAAAAGTATGCCTTCAAGCACATCTCTGATTTGCTCGCCGTCTGTGCCTTGCGTGATGTTGCCAATGAAAACGGCTTTTGGCAATCTTGCCAACGCTCCAAGAGCCGTGATGCTAATTGTTTGGCTGATACCGATGCCGCCTGCCGATGACACATTGACATTCATGTCGGTGATGTTGCCACCGAATAAAACAACATAAGTGCCAGCATCGTTTTTGACTTCGATAGTGACACCATCATTGATGTCAAAAGTGATTGGGCTGACATCTGTGTTGATGACTTGGATTCGGCAATAACCTGCGACGGGTTGCTGATAGATATTTGTTCGACCCGATGAGATTGTCAGATTTGAAAGCGTCAGATTTGTGTATTCAACGCCCTGAATCTTGATGCGCCAATCAGGTGTCCAAACGCTCATTCTGCAATCAGCCCTGCAAATCCACTTGCGCCAAGCGTGCCGCGAGCCTGTGAATCATTCAACAGCGTCACAATTTGCCGCGCGGTGCTTTCAGAATCCATTGCCCCATTGACCGTCAAATTGATTGTGTTGCCTCTTTCCTCGCCGCGTCTAGCAGCTGCAACATCAAAAGTCGGCATTGATGGAACAGGTGGCAACATGCTTCTTTCCTCGCCCATTCTAAATCGAGCGGCATCGAAAACACCTTCTTCAATTGTCTTTTTCAACCAATTTGCTTCCGATATTTCTTCAATCAATGTTTTTGGCAATTCCTTGACAGCTTTTGCCGCACTATTTCCAACAGCTGATCCAAGAGCTGTGCCGAGAGCTGATCCGAGCCCTGCACCGATGCCGCTGCCTAAAGCCCCGCCCGTTGCACCCGTCGCACCGCCAACATTTGCACCACCAAAAGGCAATTGAACGCCGCCGACCGTGCCTGATGTAGTAGTTCCACCCGCACCAATTTTTCCAATGTTTGCAATGTCTTTGCCGCCAAAAAGATTGTTAACTTTGTTGTAAAGATTTATCGCCGTGTTGATGACGCTGACGATTCCATTGATGACGCTTTTGATGGTATTCAAAACGGCTTCAATTACAGGAACAACCACTTTGATTGCTGTTGATGCAGACGCCGCAAAACTTTCAATGTATTTGACAAGAATTGTTTTGAAAATTGGAACAAGGTATTGATCTACAAATTCAAAAATTTCTTTGAAAATTCTTAAAATGTCATCAAATCGCGGTTTTTGTTCTTTTAGTGCATCAGATACTTTGACAAAAGCATTGCGCACGGCGTCAAAAATAGGTTGAACAAAGTCGCGAATATAATTGACAATCGTTTCGAAGCGACCCAAAATCCCTTCGCCTGATCCACTTAGTGCATCAGAAAACTTTTGGAAAACAGGCAAAACCGTGCCTGTGATAAAGCCCAACAATTTTTCAACAATAGGCAAAAGAGCCTGACCGATTGATTCTTTTGTTTCATCAAAAGCGACTTTGACACGATCAATGCGACCTTGAAATGTATCAGCATTTTTTGCAGCTGCACCGCCATACAAATCCGTCAGCTGTTGAACCGCTCCCGTATAGCCTAAGGTTTTTGCCTCGGCTGTGGAAATTCCAGCATTTAATTTGACTAGGGCTGTTGTGTTGCCTTCATATGCTTTGCCAAGCGCATTGCTGACGGTTTCAAGCGGTTTGCCTGTTGCCGCGCTTATATCTAAAGCAAGATTAAGAAGTTTTTGAGCTTCTTCCGTGTCGCCCGTTGCCGTTGCTAGACGCTGCAACGCTGGTCGCAATTTATCGTCAGCAACACCCGTCGCCAACGATGTTTTCAAAATTTGATCTTCAACCGCTTTGATTTGTGCATTTGTTGCACCTGTTGCAGCCTCTAACGCATTTGCTAATTTAAGTTGTGCTTGCTCATCTTGAATTGCAGCTTTGACGCCATCGACAGCAAGTTTGACCGCATAAGCGGCGGCGGCGGCGGCGGCAACAGCAAAAGCGGCAGCGGCTTTCTTTCCAAATTCGCCGACCTTATCTGCAAACCCGCCAACTTCTTTGTCGGCATCGGCTGTGCCTTTTTTCAGACCGTCAAGATCGGCATCAAATTGAATCTTGACTTTTGGAATTCCAGCCATTATGCCCGCCCTTCAAGTTTCAATCGCTTAACTATATCCTTGACGATCTGCACATATTCATCAGCAATGGGCTTGATGTTTGCATCAACGGTCGGGTTGATCCAATAGCCGCGCTTATTTCTACCCTTGACAAATCGTGATCTGCCCATGCGACGACCCGCACGATCTTGCGCTTGCCCGCCGCTGCCATATTCGCTGCCCCATAAGAGCTCGCCAGCTTGCGCCGCAACGCGATTTCGTGTTTTGCCTTTGACATCTCTTTCGCCGCCATAAGGTCTGCCCACGCGCTTTGATCCACCAACATCAACGCGAATCATTCGATCTCTTGGTGTGCTTATTGAACGCGCGACCAAAATTGCTTGCGGTGGAGCTGCCGAGAATGCCGCTGCGACGGTCAATTCACGGGCAAGACTTTTGGAAAGCGGTTGCGCTTTGTCGCGTAATTCTGCCGATGTTTCCTTATCCAGCAGCCTAAGTGTGGCGCGCAAATCTTTTAAAGCGACAGGATCAACATCGATGCTGATCTTACCTTGACTTTTTGTCGCCGCCATTTTTCTCCAAAATCTCAATCGCCGTCAAAATATCTTCAGCGGATTGCCATTCAGACATCGGAATGCCTGTGGCGATTGCGAGCTCAACAATTAGTCGGCTGACGCTTCCGCTTCCGTGACTTTTGGGCTGTTGTCACCAACTACCACTTCGGCAATTGTTTCGCACCAAGTGTCATAAGGCTTGACAGGCTTGCCAGCTGCCTCACGCTTCATGGCGTGATAAGCCAAAAACATCAAGTCTGAAATGCCAATCTTCTCTTGGGCTTGACCAATGCGAAAGCCTGTCTTTTGCTCCCACTTTGCCCATTCAGGCGGTGCAGCGACATAAGTCGCCACATCGCCTGATTGATATTCAATTTGTATTGCTAGTTTCATTTTTGCTCCCGTTTCTCTAAATCCTAGCTGAACGATTCAGCTGGTGTTCCAATGACGGTGAAGCTCATCGTCACAGTTTGTGCATCAGGTGCAGCACCGCCGACCGATGGGAAGACGGGCAAAACCTGAAATGTGAATGTAGCACCTGTCGCCGCTGTCATAACGGTTGAAATGCCTGTGTTTGGTGCAGATTCGCAAACGCCCCACAGGATTTCACAAAGTGATCCAGCTGCGCCCCAATCTGCAAGCATTTCGACATCGAATGTCCATTGATCGTCAATTGCCTTATATGCGCGACCATCGAGCGTTTGATAAGTTTCGATGATGTGCTCATTTGACAGGATTGCCGATGTTGTTTGGGCGTCGAAATTGTTTCCACCAATCGTGAAAGACACATCGCGCCCCGTGATGATATTTGTTGGCATGTCTGCTCCTAGTTTGTTTGAGTGTAGTAGGTGGAAACGGGTATGTCTGCCGATAGCAGGTTTGACGATCCGACCGAAACAATCGACGGCACGGTTATATCTCCGACGATGTAGCCTGACGGTATAACCGCCAGAATGCTGATGAGTAGCTTCTCCAAGTTGTCCAGCGATGCGCTGTTTGACATATAGGCAACAGCTGCCGTGATTCTAAGATTGATTTGAACTTTGATTGTCGATTTGCCAAT